AATTCCAGCGATCAGGTCATCCGCAGAAGCTATGCTCTTGGTAATGCCAAGATTCTCGGCTATGGTCGTCCTGCCTACGATACGGTGGCAACAACTACCGAGCAGAAAACCGAGGAGCAGAAGGCAGAACAGTCTACCGTTCCTTACCTTGTCCGTGTCAGCATCTCCGACCTCAACATCCGCAAAGGACCTGGCACTGACTACGGTAAGACCGGCAAGTACACGGGCAAGGGCGTATTCACTATTGTGGAGGAAGCGGACGGTCAGGGATCATCCAAGTGGGGAAAACTGAAATCCGGCGCAGGCTGGGTGAGCCTTGACTATACCACCAAAGTGTAATCCCAGCCCAGTAAAAAGCGGCATAAATTGAACAATTTTAGCCTCGCATCTTCTGTAGTTATTCTCCGAAAATAGCTGCTGAATACCGTTGCTATGTGCAGAACATGACGGTAATATGACACAAATCCTAGAAGGAGGAAGCAAAGATGCGAGGCAGTTATTTGGAAAAGACAAACCCCAACAAGGGCAGAAAAATCGATAACAGAAAAATCAATAGCAAACAGTATGTGTCTGACACTCGGTGTAACAGCCGGGTGTCTTTTTTTAGCCCCTCAGTAGTAGAGGGAGAAATGAGGAAGGTAGGCTAATAGCATGAAAAAGACAGTGACAAAGACCGTCCACGAGGGAGCAGCAAAGAAAAAGGTAGAAGGTGGAATGAAGCGAGTTGCCGCCTATTGCCGAGTAAGCACGCTGACTGAGGAGCAGGAGCTTTCATACGAATCCCAGTGTGATTACTTCACGAAGCTGATTGAAGGAGACCCCAACATGACAATGGTTGGAATTTACGGAGACCATGGAGCCAGCGGCTTGCAGGCAAAGAAACGTCCACAGCTTCAGGCACTTCTTCAGAAAGCAAGGGACGGTGAAATCGATGTGATTCTGGTGAAGTCCATTTCCAGAATGGCGAGAAATGCGATGGAGCTAGAAGAGACTCTGAACGAGATGAAGGAGCATGATGTGGTTGTCATTTTCGAGCGTGAAGGCATTCGGAGCGATGACCCACAGTGTGAAATGATTGTAAAGTTCCTTGCGGCGATTGCACAGGAAGAATCCAACAGCATCAGTCAGGCGGTGACTTGGGGACATGACAAGAACAACCAGCTGGGCAGACCGACATGTAGATGTCCTTACGGTTTCCGCAAGAAACCCCATGAGAGAGGTGAAGCCCATGAATGGGAGGTTTTCGAGCCGGAAGCTAAAATGGTGAGATTTGCATTTAACCTTGCAAAGGCTAGAGTTCCATGGAAAGACATCGCTAAGAGATTGAATGTAGAGCAGAAAAAGTATCCAGAAGCAAAACAGAGAAATTGGAATACCCAGTCTGTTACCTACATGCTGCGAAACGAAGTCTACATGGGGGATGTTCTTACGAACAAGTCCGTTTCGGTAGATTACCTTACCAAGAAGCGGAAGCCAAACGAAGGTGAAAAAGAGCAGTTTTATTTGGAAGATCATCATCCTGCGATTGTGAGCAGAGCAGTGTTTCAGGCGGTGAACGCAGGGTGAAAACCCATGTACAGAACAAGAAGGAGGTAAAAAGCAATGAGAACGATTCAAGAGCAGTCAACCCTTGCAAAGAATCTTAGTGTGATTAAACGGGCAAAGCCGTTAGAGACGGAAACCAAGAAGGTAAAGGTTGCCGCCTACTGCCGAGTCAGTAAGGACATCGAAGAACAGGAGACCAGCATTCAGAACCAGATGGAATCCTATGACAGAATTATTCGTGAGCATCCCGATTGGGAACTGGCTGGCATCTACGCTGACAAGGGCAGAACGGGAACGAACATGACCAGACGACCGGAGTTCATCCGCATGATTGATGATGCGAAGGCAGGAAGAATTGACATGATTCTTGCAAAGTCCGCATCCCGATTTGCACGAAACACGGTTGACCTGCTTACCGTCACCAGAGATTTGAAGGAGTACGGATGTGGTGTTTTCTTTGAAAAGGAGAAAATCAACACGATGAGCCTCCAGTCGGAGATGCTTTTGACCATCTTCGCCGCCTTTGCCCAGGAGGAAAGCCGAAGCATTTCTGAGAACATGAAGCGAGGCATCCGCCAGCGTTTTGAAATCGGCATTCCGAAGTTCACGGTCATCTACGGTTTGCAGCTGAACGGCAAAGACGACTGGGGAATTATCGAGGAAGAGGCAGAAGTCATCCGCACCATGTACGACCTCATCCTGAAAGGGTACGGAACCGACCGTATTGCGGCTTACCTGAACGAGAAAGGAATCCCTGGTCCCAACCACACGGGGAAAAAGAACGACTGGTATCAGAACACCGTTGGAGCGATGATTCGCAACGAGAAGTACACCGGGGACTGCAAAATGCAGAAATATTACACCGTCGACCACCTCAACCATGAAAGTATAAGGAACAGAGAAACGGTGGTGCCGCAGTTCTATGCCGAAGACCACCATCCTGCGATTGTTCCGAGAGACATCTTCGATGATGCGAACCGGGTGCTGATGATGAAGGACTGCCACAGGGGAACGAACATGTACCCCTATTACGGAAGGCTGATTTGCCCTCACTGTAAAAAGCCAATGGTTAGAATCCCGCTGCTCTCGGGTAAAATCCCATCAGCATGGGTGTGTGGAGGAAGCGGTGATGCCGGCACCTACAAGGAAAGAACTGACTGCAAGCCCTACTGGATTAAAGAACCCTTCCTTACTAACTCGGTTCGTAACGCAATCCTCGGATTGAAAACAGCAAAGCTGGGGGAAGAGGATGCACAGATGGTTAAGCAGGTGCAGCAGGAAATCCTCCAAAGAGAAACCATTGAGTTCTCTGACCTCAAGGCACTGGTGGAAAGCATGACCTTCCCCGATTGGGACTCGCTGGAGGTCACATGGACTTGGGGCAAGAAGAGCAGAGTGGGTTACAGCGTGGAACGCCCAAGCGACTACCCGCAGCCGGTGCTACGACATGAAAAGGGACATTGGATGGTCGGCCCGCTTGTGGTTCCGAATCAAGGTGTGAAATCAGCGGAGATTGCCATCCAGCGAAGCATCGAGAGCGTTGAGGGGGCGCGGATTATCCCCGAAACCGAAAGACATGTTTCAGACTGCCCGCCAATCGTTCTGAAGGCGGGGGCAGAATTGCCGGAAAAGTAAAAGGCTTGAGTGGGTGGATGGCTGGGAGAACAGGGCGGCAATGTGACGAGGAAAGGACGATGAGAGATGATTATCCGAAAGATTGAACGAAAAAAAGAAAAACTGAAACGGAAGGTTGCTGCCTACGCAAGAGTCAGTACCACAACGGAAAACCAAGAGGAATCCTTCGAGAGCCAGGTTGCTTACTTCACCAAGTTCATCCAGAGTGTAGAAGAATGGGAGATGGTGAAAATTTACTCGGACGATGGTGTTTCGGGTCTCAGTGCCGAGAAAAGACCCGGCTTCATGGAGATGGTTGCGGATGCGAAAGAAGGAAAGCTGAACCTCCTCCTTGTGAAGTCCATCTCCCGATTCGCACGAAACAGCCTTGAAGCCCAGTCCTACATGCACCTTCTGAAATCCTACGGCGTGGAGATCCGATTCGAGCGTGAGAACATTTCCTCCTTTGACCCGCAGGCAGAGATGGTTTTTAACTTCCTCGTGGTAGTGGCACAGGAGGAATCCAAGTCCATTTCTCAGAACAGACGATGGAGTTACGAAAAGCTGGCTGAACAGGGCATCCGGCACATTGGAAACAACCATGTGCTGGGCTACGATGAGGTTTGCGGTGTGTTGACTCCAAACGAGGATGCGTGGGCGGTGAAGCTGATTTTCGAGCAGTACGCAGAAGGCAAATCGCTGGGGAGCATTGCCGATGACCTTGCGGAAAAAGGCTTTGTGTCGATGCGAGGAAAGGAGCGGCTGACCAGAAAGACCCTAGCCTGCATTCTACGAAATGAAATCTACAAGGGGGACAGACTGCTTCAAAAGACACCGCACAACGATTTCATGACCCACAGGCC